CTGTAATACCGCTCGAACTGCCCCTTCCAGACGGTCTCTGAAAATGATGCCCGGCGGATAAAATCTTTTGCTTCGTCAAAAGTTACTTCATGCTGCCGTTCATCGTTAATGTGTTCGCTGTCAAAGCTGAGTTTTTCAAAATCCACTTTGCTCAGTTCAAGATTAATCTTTCCCCGGAAACCCAATTCCTTTAACTCTGATTTTATTATAGCAATTCTCTTCCGTTTTTCAATAGCTTCCAGTTCTTCCTTGGTCGGATTAGCCTCACCAACTTTCAACCGCTCCCTCTGCTGCCGCAGGCCCATAGCCTTTGAAAATTCCACATAGGTCTTTTCTGTTAATCGCTTCCTGCATCTGGCAGCAGTCAGGTCATCTTTATCAGCTCTGGCCTTTTCCAGGAGCTTAATATCCTGTTTCTGCTTCCGGATCGTGCGTTCCAGCTTCCGCTGATACTGCAGCGCCGCATATGTATCATACTCTTTACCATGAAAGGACTTCTTTTCATTCTCTTTCCTGTTCTGCTCCACAAGCCACTCATCTGTGTATTTACGTTTTGAAATACCAGGAATAAAAGGAAAACGGATGTGGTAGCAGTTGATCCCAGCAAATCCCAGCATCTCTCCCAAACCACAGACAGTACGCATTTCAGCAGAGCTATATACTTTGCCCTGCCAGCTTTGGTGGTTCATGTATCCAGTTCCCGTGTTACGGGCTCCTAAATGCCATTCAACTTCCCAGTAGTCCGTTCCCAGCTCCTTTGCATTATGCTCATTCACCTTATCGGTCATCTGTGCAATGCCGGTCATAACGGCTCTCCTGACCGCCACCTCAATACGGTCCGACCTTCCTGATGCATAATCAACCACCCGAACGCCACTGGATGTCATTTCATCGATCACATCACCGATTGCCTGGCTGTATGTCTTAGCGCCAGTAGTGATCTTCATCACGGCTTCATCTAAGCTGCGTTCCAGATACTCAGACATAGGAGTAAATACTTTTTTCCCGTTTCCCATTGGCACATTAAAACCGGTTGTCTTTGTGATATTCTCCATGGGTCTAAGACTATCCGTTGTCTGATCCTTTACTGCCTGCACCACCTGTTTTAGCCAGTCATTATCCTCATACGGGATCGCATCCATGCCTGCAGCTTTGTAGATCTCACTATTTCTCACATAATCAGATCTTGCTGCAGTTTCATAGATCTCATCAATATCGATCCCTGCAGTTTTTACACCTTCCCGCAGGATCTCTTTGATCCGCTTCTTACTCATGCCTATGGCAGTCATACGATTAAGCAGCCAATCTGTCACCGGCGTGATCTGGGAGCATTCCCGGATCCGGTTTACGACCTCTAACATGATATCCATTTCCAATGCTGTCATGGTACGTTCTAATGGCTTCGGCAACTTTTCAAGTTCTTCCGGCGTCAATCAGATCACTCCTCTACGTTTGCTGGTTCAGGAAGGTTCTTCTGGGCCTCTTCCAGTGTCTCCCCATACCACTTGCTTCTGTACTCTGCCAAGCTCATTACACCCATGGCAACATCCGCACGATCCGTCTGACGGTCTGCCTCTGCATCCACTACAATGCTGTCATCCCAGTCAAAGGAAACCTGATAGTCATTCCCCGGCGGTACCAGACCGTACAAGGAAGCCCAGAAATTCATGGCATATACCAAATCTTCCAGAGCAGTCTGTAAAGCAAGCTGTGTATCTGACACAAAGGTATAGGAGCGCTGCTTGCTGGTCTTGATCTCCGTTGCTGTCTTATCCACATTCTGAGGATCCGAAAGCGTTCCATAAGCCAGACAGCAGGCAAACTCTATCAACTTCAACTGATTATTAAATCCATTGAATAATGCTGTATCCCGGATCTCCGGAGAAAATGTGTCTATAAAAGGCTTGTCTGATGCACCGGTGTTATACTCCACGTTACGGTATAACCTGTCCTGGCCGCCTGGGTACTCAAACTTATCCAGGTCATGGTTATACTTAAGCATTGAAGTTGCCACATGCACCGCCAGCTGTGTTCCTTCATACTCCCAGCAGATATTGGAATATCGCCTATCTCCCTCTTTGATCAGTTCCACTGCTCTGGAATATACAGATACTCCTAGCGGACTGCCTGTATCATCCGCGTTTGCAAGAGGTACCTTAAAATACCCGAACAGAAGCCGGTCAGCACCCTCCATCACTGCTTCCGGCATTAATTCTGACCACCTATCCACTGAGTTTATGCTGATCTCGCTTCCAAGGCTGTAGTCATTGGTTGCAACAAAGGCCCTGTTTGTGATTCGGATCTGTTCTCCCTGCAGCGTGTGGACTTCCAGCCTGGTATAGATCTTCTGTCCCTTCCGGAACTGTTCCGTAAATACGCACTGCTGGATCTGTCCGGAATCATCAAAAGCAAGCGGGAAGAAACAGTCTGCCTGTACATACTGGATCGCAAGACCTGTTTTTGTAACATACGGTTTTAAAATCAAACCGCCTTTCGCACATCCGTACTCCATATATCTGCGGATACTTGTCAGCACTTTTTTCTGATACTGATCATTCAGATAGGTGGCGGAAGAACCTCCTGTTATCTCCGACTTCATTTCCAGAGTAACAAGCCTTGCAACCTCAGAGGCAATAGCTGCCGGCAGCTGCGCACTCTTCACTTTCTTTCGATCCACCCATGGCGCATTATCTTCATACATGGCCGTCCATAGCTCTATCCTACGGGCCATTTCAGAAGTCATGCAGACATCAACCTGTGTATCTGAATCCTGATTTAAAACCTGCGTGATCGCAGCCAGCATTTTAGAAAATTTCATTGTTATCACCTCTATTCGTACCGGATAAACCGGCTGATGTCCCGCTCAAATGTGTACTCAAAAGCATCTAGCGTATCAATATCACTGGTGCCGTCATCCAGTCGCACATCTTCCACAAGACATTTCTTCTCGTCCCACAATGCCGTTGTTAGAGCATCTTCCAGGCTCTGGCACTGATCTTTTACATAGAAAAAGCGGTGCTGGCTAAGCATCCGCTGCATAAAACGTATTCTGTCATTGATCGTTGTCTTCAGGGCATTTTCAATCCGGATCCAGCCAAGCCCCGCCTTCCTGACCGCTGTCCTCATACCTGCGATCAGCGTCTGCTCTGCACTATCACAATAGACAACGGTAATAAATCCATACAGGTTGATGATCTTCAAGCAAAAGTCTACAAACAATTCTCCCAACTTATTCGGATCAATACTGCCATTTACGCTCATATGGCGCTCACTGGCAAGTGCCGTAATACTTTGATAAGCCCTGGAGTATGCAGTAGCTGCATCCGCATTAAAGCATACCATTCCCGGCGACTTCAACCTGGTAACCAGGGCTGATGTTGAGAATCTGGCCGGCGGCGACGGTTCAGGCCGTGTTCAGAGATAAATCAGGATATTGACAATCAGACAATCAGAGACGGCTAATCCTTTCAGAGGTATTAGCCGTTTCTTATATGGTTTCTTATATGTTTTTATTTGAAAAGGAGATATGATATGGTAGAAACAAACGGCAGGAATTTTGACCTTCTTACCTTGGGACAGGTGCTTCTCAGGCTGTCACCCCCAGATAACGAGCGTCTGTCCAGAGGCGACACATTTGTCAAGCAGGTGGGCGGGGCAGAGTTAAACGTGGCAGTGGGAGCGGCCCTTCTGGGACTTCACACAGGCGTTATATCCAAGCTTCCGGCCCATGATATAGGAAGCTTCATGAAAGGCAAGATTCGTTCCTTCGGGGTCAGCGATGATTTCTTTATGTATGACCAGTCCCCCGCAGCCAGGGTCGGCATTTACTATTATGAGAACGGCGCTTATCCCAGAAAGCCCAAAGTGATTTATGACCGCAACCACAGTTCTTTTTTCTCCCTGGATATTGACGAGATACCGGAGGAGGTGTACACGGCTTCCAAATGTTTCCACACAACAGGCATCACCCTGGCCCTGAACGAGGACATCCGCGAGACCACCATAGAGATGATTAAGCGGTTCAAAGCAGCAGGTACCCTGGTATCCTTTGATGTTAACTTCAGGGGAAATCTGTGGACAGGGGACCAGGCCAGGGAGTGTATCCTGAGAATCCTTCCCTATGTGGACATTTTCTTCTGTTCCGAGGACACTGCCAGGCTCACCTTTTTAAAGACAGGCACTGCCAGGGAGATGATGAAGAGCTTTACCGAGGAATTCCCCATCTCCATCGTAGCCTCCACCCAGAGAATCGTCCACAGCCCCAAACGCCACACCTTTGGCTCTGTGATATACGATGCTGCAAAGGATGAGTACTATGAGGAAGAGCCGTATCGGGATATTGAGGTGGTGGACCGGATTGGCAGCGGCGACGCCTATATATCCGGAGCTCTTTACGGGCTGCTCAGTACAGGCGGCGACTGTGCCAAGGCAGTTGCTTTCGGCAATGCTACGGCTGCTGTAAAGAACACCATCCCCGGAGATCTGCCATCTTCCAACCTGGAGGAAATCCAGACTATTATCCGCGCCCATAACCAGGCGGGACCTCAGAGCGAGATGGCCCGGTAAAGGCAGACCGTATTTGTGTAAACATTTTGTAACATTTGTCGTAAGGTTCATTCTAAATTCAGAATTCTTAAGAAATACTTTATTGGATATGGACAGTAAATGATATATACTTCTCATACAGACATAACAAGTGCCTCCGGCAGGCCCACGGCTTCCCGGGAGGCAGATGAAAAGGAGAAGATTATATTGAGAAAATATCATTTATATGCAGTAGGAATCTGTGCAGCCATTGCCCTGGGAGCAGCAGGGTGCTCAGCCGGTGCCAACGCCGAGACAATGTCCGGCAGCTCCGTGACAGCAGAAGAGAATA